GGCGTCCATATTGCTGGTGGTACTGGTGCTGGATATGCTTCTCCTATCAATGCAAAGGACATTCTTGCCACTTTGGAGCAAATACCCATTCGATCGCAAATTCAGCTTGACATGGATCCCTTACTTAATTATTCTACTACAGAAGTTTTACTTCCAGAGGGTAATTTCATACCAATTGGTGAACCACTTTATCCGATTCCCCGGCCTGTTAAGACGAAATTGAAAGAGAGTGCTGTGTTTGAACTAGTAACTGAGGCAACGACTGCTCCAAGTATTTTACGTAAGGTGAAATTGCATGGGAAAGTTGTCGATCCTTTGATGAAGGGACTCAAGAAAGCTGGATGTCTTCCTCCGCCACTTAACAATCAACTATTGGAGGTTTGCGCCAACGATGTGGCTCGTATTCTGACAGATAACATCCTTCCAGATCACAGAAGAGTGCTTACCAATATGGAAGCTGTTGCTGGGATTGAAATGGATGAGTATGCCCCAGGTATAACTAGAACTACATCTCCTGGGTATCCTCTTGTTCGTTTTAGCAAAGGAAAAGGAAAACAACAGTGGTTAGGAAGTGATGAGTATCTCCTTCCAAAAGAGGTTGAGGATGAAATGATTCGCATTGAAAATAATGCAAAACAAGGAATTCGAACACCAACTGTTTGGACTGACACCTTGAAAGATGAACGTCGACCTTTGGAGAAAATATCAGAGGCGAAGACGAGAGTGTTTTCTGCAGGACCAATGTGTTACACGTTGGTTTTTCGTAAATACTTTCTCGGCTTTGCTGCCCACTGCGCTCGCAACCGCATTGATAACGAAATTGCGGTAGGTACCAATGTCTATTCTATGGATTGGCATCACATTGCAGAGCGTATGCAGAGCAAAGGTAAGAAAGTCATTGCTGGAGACTTCACCAATTTTGATGGCACTCTTGTCATTGAATTTCTCTGGGCAATTCTTGACATTATCAATTTGTTTTACAATGATGGTGAAGAGAATATGCTTGTTCGAGAGGTTCTTTGGGTCGAGATTGTCAATTCAATTCATGTCTTTGAAAATAGTGTGTATATGTGGACTCATTCTCAGCCTTCTGGATGTCCCTTGACTGCTATCATTAATTCTATCTATAATTCCCTTTCCATGCGTTATGTTTGGCTTCTTAAAATGCCTGTTGAAATGCGCAATATGCAAGCTTTTGGTGAACATGTTGCAATGATTTCCTATGGAGATGATAACATCGTGAATATTTCTGATGCAATTATAGATCAGTTCAATCAGGTTATTATTGCTGAGGGTTATGCAATTTTTGGTATGACGTACACGGATGAGTCGAAGAGTGGTGAACTTGTTCCATTTCGAACCATAGGAGATATTAGCTTCTTGAAGCGAGGATTTCTTCGAGATAGAAGTGGTTTGTATCGAGCTCCTTTGGGTCTTGATACCACTCTTGAAATGATAAATTGGGTAAGAGGTGATCTTGACATTGAGGACAAAACGTGTGAAAATATGCAAACGGCTGCTTTCGAACTTAGTTTGCATTCGGATGAAGTGTTCAAGAAATGGATTCCAAAATTTCAAGTTGCTGGAGCTACCATGCAACAACAGCCACAGCTCTTGACTCTTTATGAATACCGAACTTCGGTGCTTGTAAAGATGCAAGGGTTAGTGGCTGCCTCTTAAATCCTCCTCCAGGGGCTTGTTGTCATTCGCCGTACGACACAAGCAGCAAAGCCCGATGGGAGGTTGTTCTTTGAACAAGTGGAGACCTTTCAGTCTATTGATCAATGTGTGCCACTGTAAATAAAGGCTATTGATCCGGCGCTTTAAAGTGAGAAGTATGACTCGACCTCACAAGTTAGTAAACTCAAGAAGTCGCTACAATAACAGAAAATCTTTCTCCTGATACTCTGGATACGCAACAAGTAACTACTTTTGCTGACGACTCTTCTCTTTTACAATATTCTAAACCTATGATTTCTAAGGACTTACAATGGATTGCTATGGGTGATGAATCTAAAATGCA